AATGGTTATTCTTTCTCTTGATTAACGATGCTTTTAGTTTTTAGCCTATCGAGTAAAACGTTTTTTTCTTCTTCGCTTAGCTTGCTTATTTCTTTTTTGAGTAGCCAATGATATACGTTTTGTCCCCCTCCGGCCGAAATCGCATAGGCTTGTACGAACTCCCAGCCATCGTTACCCATCCAGTTCATAGCGTCTACCATTGAATTAAATTTTATCGCTTTCCCGTTTTCATCTACAAGGCGGTTGTTACTCCATAATTTAGTAGCCTGCCCAAAATCAACCTCAATTGTGACTTTAGTACTAAGTAGTTTCCCAGTACCTACAATTTCACAATAAACATACTTCTGCTGTGCATTTACAAGTAGCGAGGATAAAATTATAAAAGCAAATAACAATAGTTTTTTCATGATGAATTATTTTTAATTAGTGGATTTATTTTTCAGTTAATAACATTAATACTCTGTACATCCCGTACATATCTTTAAAGGATACGTTGAACCCTGGAAACTCCGGGTTTAATGATTCGCAACGTACTTGCTCCTTTGTAGGTCCCGGCATGATCTTTTTAATAACGGAACCGTTACAGGTATCTAGGACATAGACGCGTCCCCATTCTATGAAGGCTTTTTCATCTATCTTTTTAATAAGGATACGCGACCCGCTGGGGTATTCAGGAGCCATACTGTCGCCTGTTACGGTCATGGCAAAGTCTGCATCACGAACAGGGGATATTACTTTCTCGCAGTCGTCCGGCTTTACGGATACTACGAAATCGTTAAGCGTACCGCCTCGGGCCGCTATCGGAAGGAGGGGTACTATTTTATACTCAGGTAACGCGGATGCGTGGGAGGGCGAAATATTTTCTCGGACTTCGTTTAGCATTCCGAGTAATAGCTTTTGTTTTGCGGATGGTATGACGCCACCTGCTTCGTAATTTTGTATTGTTCTAAACGAAACTCCTATCTTATCGGCTAATTCTATTTGGGTTAGCTTTAACAGGGTTCTTAAATTTTTTACTTCTTCTGCATTCATGGCGAAATAATGTGCTTAATTTATAGTTTTTTAAAACAGTATTTCGCATAATACGAAATATTGCGTGTATATTTGCACCAATGATTGATACAACGATACAAATATACATTATTTAAGTATCGCGCACAATGTCAAACCTATAAAAGTAGAAGCGAATGTTACATAAGCTATTTTCTCACAGATTAAAGCGGCTTTGCCAAGTGGTGTTACTATGGCTTTTGCGCCCGACGGCAATTTCCACTCCTGGACACATTGTTGTATTTCTTTGCGATAAGACTCCTCCCCACGGATGTAAAGTCTTGCAGAAGCATATAGGCTCCAAGATAAGCAAGCAATACACACTGTCGCCAGTACTATTGAACCGAGGTACGCCCACCGAAGAAAAGTGTAACGCATGTTATCGGGAACATCTCCTAGAGTTACGACGATTGCTAAAACAGCCGAAACGGTAGTAAGCAGGGTTCCGTGTAGTTTAAATCGGTACGAGTCCCGGCGTATCTGAAGCTCCTCCCATTTGTCAAATGCGGGCTTAAAATCTTTTGGCTTTAACGGTTCTGACATAGTCAATTTATTTAAAAGTGATACAATGATACAAATATAACATTTAAATATAAAAAGTATGCAAGATGATAGAAAAAATGTAATGGGGCTTATCCGTGCCCTGAAAGTAGGCGGTAAATGCCGATTGTCTAAAATGGAAAGTAGACCCAGTTATGTCCGTCATGCGGCTTCGCAAATTGGGGGTGACACCGGAAAAAAGTTTTCGGTAAACGTGAAAGAAGACGCAATAGTAGTAACCCGTAAATTTTGAAAATATGGATACTGTTTGTAACCCAGCCCTTTGGTTCTTGGCATTGTTAGCCCTTTTGCTAATTATCTTAATCGCATACCTGCTTTTAGGAAAAGGCGCCTCCTCGACTACCGTTCAATATGTATGGCCGGAAAGAAAAGAGCCGGAACGGGATGATTTTTTGATGTTTGAAACGATTTATACTATTAATCTATACGTAGACCGTTCTGCAAAGGTAACGTATGAAGACGGGTCAACTGTGCCCGACGGGGTATACCTGGTTTCGTCTTCGCTGAAAAAACGTGCTACAATAACTGTAAAAAACGGACGATTAGTATTGACATGAGAGACTTATTCTTTTTAAAACGGGATTTAATGAAAGGTGCTGAACTTGGAGCACTGGCTATCCTAAAGCTACAGAACCCTTCTTTTGACGACGTGAACTATAGGGAGGCCTGCGAAATTGCTGGGCGGCGATGGTTGGATTTCCACATTAAAAAAGGAAATATAAAAGGCACCCGTAGAGGCATAGCGAAAAACTCACCAATCTATTTCAGTCGGTTGGAGATCGCTGCCTTAAAACGGGCCGAGGCCGAGTTAGAAGGGAGGGCAATATGAAACCTAAAAGACTTCTGCTGGGAGGATACCTTACTCTTTCGTTAATACTGTCCTGTACGGAGTTTGACGGAGGTTCTGCGGGTGCAACTCTAGCCTATTATAGCGTCGTTCTGGTTAATCTGGGAGCGGCGGTTTATCTGATAAGACATTTAAATAAGAGCGCAAAACGCGCAAGTAATAACCAATTAAAAATAAAAGATTATGGAAGTAACAGTGAATGTAAACATTGAGTTAGGACAACAAACTATGGCTTTTTTAACTAGAGGCTTTATGGCTACTAGTGCGAAGTTGCTAAGTACGGAAAAAGTAGAAGAGGTTAAACCGGAGTCCATAGCGAAACCCGAGGTACCTGCTAAGCCTGCTGCACCTGCTGCAACGACAAGGACGCAGCGTCCCGCCGCTTCAAAGCCGGCCGCAGCCGCTGAAAAGCCTGCGTTCTCAGACTTGGACGATGACGCTAAATTAGAAGCGATCAAAGCAGAAGTTACGAAGCATACAAAGAAAGGTAAAAGCGCGGACATTAAGTTTTTGCTTGCGAATTTCGATGCCGGCCGTGCTTCTGAACTGTCAACAGAGCAGTACGATGCGTTTTTTGATGCTATTACCCGTTACGGTGCCGGTGAAGCCGCTACCGACATTTTCCCAGCACTGGACTAATGGCAGGTGAACACGCAATATTATCCCCGTCGGCGGCGTACAGATGGCTTGTCTGTACGCCTTCCGCCCGGTTTGAAGAACAGATACCGGATGAGGAGAGCCCGTACGCAGAGGAGGGTACGTTAGCGCATGAATTAGCGGCGTTGCTGCTTAGTGCGCGGGCCGGTCTTTTCAAAGGTCCGCAAAAGACTTTTAACGGGATGTTGTCTAGTCTGGAAGATCGGGTAAACGCCTATTACCAGGGGCAGGATAAGCCGACCGAGTTTAAAGAGATGTACCAGCACTGCGAGGATTATGTAAGTTATGTAATGGATAATGGAGGTAAAATCCTTATCGAGCATAAGTACGACGTGACTAAGTATATTCCTCTGGGTTATGGTACTGCGGATGCTACCGGTATAAAACCCGAAGTTATCCACGTAACAGACTTTAAGTATGGAGCCGGACAGAGGGTTACGGCTACCGGTAATAAACAGCTAATGATATACGCCCTGGGGGCACTGCTGGAAAGTAAGTCGAATGCGGAGACGGTAGTAATGCACATCTACCAGCCTCGTGCCGGTGGCGCCTCTAATTGGGAGCTATCTCGGAAGGACCTATTACTATGGGCCGAAAACGAGTTAGGGCCAAAGGCTAAAGTAGCTATAGCGGGTATGGGCGATTTTGTCCCCGGTAATCACTGCCTGTTCTGCAAGGCCCGAACTTCGTGCAAAGCATACTACGACCGTTTCGCGGATGTGAAGGCGATAAAGGATAAAAGAGTCATGACCCCTGCGGATACCGCTACTGTATTGACGTATGGCCCGTTAGTCGCTTCGTGGGTAAAGAAGATAGAAGCCGAAACACTCGCTAATTTAAAAAACGGTAAGAAGGTACCGGGCTTTAAGCTGGTGGCCGGGCGTAGTAAACGCTCCTTTAAAAACGAAGACGATGTAGTAGACATCCTGCTAGGTGAGAACTACGACAGCGATGCAATTTTTGATTCATCTCTAAAGGCTTTAACGGCTATCGAAAAGATGGTAGGCCCTAAGAAGTTTAAAGAGTTGTTTGCTGATCAAGTAGTAACGCTACCCGGTAACCCACAGTTAGCACCGGAAGACGATGCACGCCCCGCGGTGGGGACTTCTGCGGCTGACGAGTATGATGATGAAAATGATTTAACGTAAATAACAATGAGTCAGAACGAAAGAAAACAAAACCGGATTAACCAGATTATCGACAATGCCGCCGAAGCACTGAAAGAGGAGGGAGTTAAGTTCTTTATAGGCGTTGTTGATCGCCAGCCTGACGACCCAAGTGGCGGAAGGGCGTACGCTTCTTCTGATGTCACAGGCGATGATATGTGCCTTATTCTTGATATGGTGTTACGCACCAAACAGGATTTAGTTAACCTGGGTATATGGGTAGGCAGGTTAATTATGGCGCGAGGAATGCCGGCAAAGAAAAAGGAGAAAACGTAATGAAGTTAACAGATTTAGAGCCGTTACAGGTCTTTACGCTGGATGGCAAAAGTTACGAATGTATTGAACTCTATCCGGGCGGCCGCATAGCCGCCTGCTACGAACTGGATGCAAAAGGCAATTACGTACCGACAGGCAATGCGGATAATCCCTATAAAATCCGCTTGGTATCGGACATAAGGTTTAATGAACAAAATGATATTTGATATGAAAACAGCGATTTACAATTATCGACTAACTGACTTTCAAGGCGGATATACGGCGCATAGCCTTCGTGTCGAGATTATAGGAGAAAGCGAAAAGAGCTACCGGGTACGATACTTAGAACCTGGCTCGTACGGTGCCTATGTCAATACGGTTAAGTGGGTGCGTAAACGCAACATATCGAACATATCAGATACGGGTAGTGCGGCGAGTAATGTACGGAGGACGCCACATCCCGAAGAAATAAGACTTCCGTACAAAGACTAAGATTATGGCAACAACAGAAAGCAAAAAGAATCCTTTAAAAGTAGTTTTAGGCAAGCACCGTGTAAGTTACGTGCACATTAAAGAACCGTCCAGCTTTGAAGAAGATGGAGAAAAGAAGTACGACACTACTTTCTTAATCCCCAAAGATCACCCGGATGTAGAAAAGATTAAAGCAGCTATTAAATCGGCGTATCAGTCGAATAAAGAAAGCGTGTTTAAGGGGCTGCCTCTAACTAGTCCAAAGCTGTGGAACCCTCTGAGAGATGGGGATGAATGGCTGGAAGAACATCCGGAGGCGGCCGAGTACGAGGGATGCTACTTCCTTAAAGCTGCATCAAAGAACCAGCCGAAAGTATTTGATTCCGATAAGCAGGATATTATAGATTTGGACGATGTGTATAGTGGCTGTTATTGTCGTGGTGTGATTGTCTGCTATCCGTTCAATAACAAGACTAAGGGGTTCGGCTTCTTCCTTAATAGCCTTATGAAGATGGAGGATGGCGAGCGGTTAGGCGGCTTTGAGGCAAGTGCAGACGACTATGACGATGAAGATTTAACATAATCACTAATCAAATGGAAGAGGGCGGCTTTGAAACGGCCGCCCTTTGAATTTAACCCCCTAACTATAAAAGTATGGTGAGAAACGTATCATTAAAAAAGGAAATAGAGGATATACTGGAAAACGCCCGTCCTTCGAAAAATTTATATGTGTCGGAGCGAATCAACGAACAAGGGTTCAAGTGTACATATAGTTTTCCCGGTAATATGCGAGAAGAATTAATGCGACGGGCCAGCCGGCCTAAACGGCAACAACCCCAATACAGAGGCGGGGAATACACACAAAAAGGGCTTGCCCTTCTGGAAAAGAACAGAGAAGCTATACAGGTCCTGTTCGATATCCGTTACTTGATGGAAAAGCACGGTTACGACGTACAGAATGCCTGCAAGGTATTATTCAAGGATAAAAAGGCGCTGCCTGCTGGTTTTTGCCGTAAATCGGTACCGTATTATATGAGCTCTGTGCGGAATACAGAATACTGTTTCGGGGCTGCCGGAAAACAACAGCCTTCATTGGAGCGCCTTATCGACTTGTTGCCGATGTTGCCAAAAGCATGGTTAGAAGGAATTGAAATAATTACGTAAAACAATAAAGTAATGAACAAAAATATAATCATAAAGAAAGAGAAGCCTATCTGTCAGTTAGATGGGCTTCCGGGAGTAAAAAGACGTAAGGTTGATGCGTATAGTATCAATAATACAAGTGACATTGAATCAACTATCGAACTGGGATATGCGTGTACTTCTGCCGGAGATAATGGAGCTATAAATGTTTGGAAGGATGATGCAGGAATTATTCGCGGTGAATTAATGCGGTACTGTGTAACTGTTGAAAAAAGAACGTTTACCAGCTATTCAGAAGTGGAAAAATGCGTTAGTGATTGGCTTGAAAGGATTAACCCATAACTAATAAGTAATGAGCAAAGTATATTATAACCGTCGCATTTGGCTTAACTCTGAAAATTCACGCTCGACTGGGAGTGTCGTTTGCTTTGACGGCAAAACTGAATTTTCGGACGGTGCTGACCGGGATTCATTCATAGAAATTGCCGATTGCCACGGAAAGGTGCGGCTTCACAAGTCAAGCGATGATAGCGTAACCGAGTTTATACAAAAACTATCTATGCTGCGCAATGAAGTAGATTCTTACATCAATCATCTCAAAACTAAAGTAATTAACGAACAACTGATAAAGAATGAGCAAAGCGAAGATTTATATTGAAAGTAATAGTGCAAAGTTATCTGAACATTCAGGTGATTATGAAGCTGTATCTAAATACCACGCATTAAAAGCACTTGAAATACAAGAAAAAGAGCAATCTTGGCATGATTTAGCTTTAAACCCTAATGACCTGCCGGAGCATAGAGAAATAGTTGTAGTGAAACTTAAATTCGATATGTATCACTATACTGTTGGAACATACAGCCAAATTAATGGCGAATGGTATTTGAGGGATGGTGAAGAGTTTTACCAGACTAATAAGGAAGTTATTAAGTGGCAAAAGATTAACGAATAACAGTACAGAAAGGAACCAAACATGAAAGTAGGGGAGTATTCATATTCAGTGTGTGGGCGGGTTTATAGGATTTGCGTTTGTGTTTATTCAGATGGGACTACGGCGAGATTGAGTCCTGTACGAAATGAACCGCTTTACAGTGATCGGGAAACTGCCAGGAAACGAGTATACCAGCTTAACGGATGGAAGTATGAAAAAAGAACATCAACAGTTAATTGCAAAAGTACGCCGTCTCAAACATAGCGGGGTTACTTTTGAGGTAAGGCCGGGCGGTATCCTAACCGCTCGTCTTCCTACAGGGTTATGGTGCATTATCCTGGATAACTACCCGGATGAAGTTTGCAACGAACTAATTGATATTACATTATGAGGCATTTACATATAGATATAGAAACGTATTGCGATCTGGATGTATCCGATGTTGGGGTATACCGTTATGCGGAGGACCCCAGTTTTCGTATTATTCTTTTCGCGTATAGTTTTGACGAAGGGCCTGTTTATGCGCTGGATACTTCCGGTGATACTTTCCCCGGCGAGAGTATCCCCGCAGATGTATGGAAGGCGCTAACGGCTTCGGATGTGCAGAAGATTGCGCATAACGCAAACTTTGAGTTTGTCTGTATTGGTACCCACTACAGATTAAATCTGGACTTAACGCAGTGGTTTTGTACCATGATAGGAGCCGCTTATCTGGGGCTACCACTTAGCCTGGATAAGATAGGGCAGATATTAGGGCTTTCCGAGCAAAAGGATACGCGCGGTAAAGCCTTAATATCTTATTTCTGTAAACCCTGTAAACCGACTAAGAGTAACGGAGGCAGAACCCGTAACTTACCGGAGCACACGCCCGAGAAATGGGCGGCATTCACTGAGTATAACCGGCAGGATGTTAAAACGGAAATGGAGATATACCGGTATCTTATGCGTTTTCCTGGACTGTCACAAACGGAGTGGGGTAACTGGGTACTGGACCAGGTTATTAACGCCACCGGTATAACTATAGATTTGGAACTGATAAAAGCCGCGTTAGAGGCGAATGACGAATTTACAAAAGGGGTTCACGATGAACTCGTTAACATTACCGGTATAGATAATCCGAATAGCCTGCCACAGCTAAAACGTTGGCTTTGTCAGGAGTTGGGATACGAAGTGCACAGCCTTGGAAAGGACTACTTAAAGGATGCGCTGGACGGTGATTTGTTACCCGATCATGTGCAACGTGTTTTCCGGCTTCGCCAACTTGCGTCTAATACCTCTATCAGTAAGTACGATACAATGTTAGCATACATGTGCAAGGATGGGCGTATACGTGGGCTACTACAGTTTTATGGTGCTAACCGTACCGGACGTTTTGCGGGTAGAGGAGTCCAGATACAAAACCTGAAACGCACATTAAAGAAAGGGCTTGAAACCGCCCGCGAGGCTGTGCGTAAAGGAATCGCCGATTTATTGTATGATAACTTGCCCGATGTAATAAGCCGTATTACCCGTACCGCGCTCGTTGCTGCTCCCGGCTGCTCTTTAGTTGTATCGGACTTCTCGGCTATCGAGGCACGTGTATTGGCTTGGGAGGCGGGGGAAGAATGGGTATTAGATGTATTCCATACCCACGGTAAAATTTACGAGGCTACGGCCGCTAATATGTTTCATGTTCCTTTGGAAATGATTAGCCACGGCAGCGACTTGCGGGCCAAAGGTAAAGTAGCTACACTGGCTTTGGGATACCAGGGTTCGGTAGGTGCTCTTATTGCTATGGGGGCGTTACGTGAAGGTTTGACAGAAGGGGAGTTACCGGCAATTGTAAAGGCGTGGCGTTCGGCTAATCCGAATATAGTTAAATATTGGCGCGAAGTCGAGGCCGCAGCTAAACATGTTATAGAGAAGAAGACGAGATATGTACTACGCAAAAAGTATTGCTCCCTTGTCTTTTCTTATGACCGTGGCTATCTTTTCATCGAACTACCCAGCGGCAGGCGTCTTAGCTATTACGGTGCGTCCGTGGAAAAAGGGCGTCTTAGCTATTGGGGAATGGACCAGGTAAAAAAGATATGGGTTAAAACCGATACGTACGGCGGCTCTTTGGTAGAGAACATTACGCAGGCTATCGCCCGTGATTGCCTATGTGATACGATGCGCCGTATATACTACGACGCAGGGTTACCGATACTTATGCACATCCACGATGAAATAGTATGTGAAGTACCGGAAAGCGAAGCCGTCGAAAAGTTGGATGTGATGAATGATATAATGTCCGTGGGGCCCGTATGGGCAAAGGGCTTACCGCTAAAGGGCGACGGATATATAAGTAAATATTATAAAAAGGATTAGACTTATGAAACAGAATATTTATAAATGGGGACTACCTGCGGCCGTAGGCACCTGCCTTATTCTTACGATACTAAAAATGTGCGGTTTAATCGCTATCGGGTGGGCGTATGTCTTTGCTCCGATATGGGTTCCTATTGTATTGGCTCTATTGCTTGTACTCGTATCGTACTTCAGTACTATAATAAATTCTAATGGGTATGATAACTCTGAAAAATAACATCACCTTAGACATCGCCACTGCAAGTACTTGCCGTGCTACGAAGTGGCAGAACAAGCGTACAACCTGGCAAGACATCGTTAATACCTTGTCACAGACAGAGCGCACCAGTGAGACAATAAAGCAGTATTTCTCTTACAGCAAAGACAAACAGGGGGAGATAAAGGACGTCGGCGGTTTTGTTGGCGGCTATCTCCGTGAGGGCAGGCGCAAGAAGGGCTACGTAGATTACCGGCAGATCGTCTGCCTGGATGTGGACTACGGCACGCTTGACCTGTGGATAGACTTCGGGCTGATGGAGTACGCGGGCTGCATGTATACAACGCACAAGCATACACCGGAGGACCCGCGTTTACGTATTGTCTTCCCGTTATCCCGTAAAGTCAGTCCGGACGAATACGAGGCGATCGCCCGTGTAGTAGCCAGTTGGTTAGGTATAGATGCGTTCGACGATACGACTTATCAGCCTACCCGCTTGATGTATTATCCATCCACGAGCAAAGACGGGGAGTTTATATTTCACTATACGGACGGGCCGATAATGGATGCGGACGAAGTGTTAGCCGAGTTGCCTGCCTGGCAGGACCCAACCACGTGGCCCGTGTCTTCACGGGTGAAGGACGTAGTTAAGCGTGACGGTCCCGGCAAGGTGGAGGACCCGGAAGATAAAGGCGGCATTGTCGGCGCTTTCTGTAGGGCCTACACGATGGACGAGGCTATAGCCGAGTTCCTGACCGAAGTGTACGAGCCATGCGAGGAACTGGGGCACGACCGTTACAGCCTTGTAGGCGGTTCTACATCCGGCGGCTTAGTGGTTTATGATAATAAGCTGGCATATTCGCACCATGCCACCGACGTAGCGGGCGGTAAGTTGCTTAATGCGTTCGACCTGGTACGGCTTCATAAGTTCGCCGATCTGGACGAAAAAGCCAAACCGGATATGGAGATAACGAAGCTACCGAGTTACAAGGCTATGGCGGAGTTTGCCGAGACTTGTAAAAGTGTAAAAAGGCTCTTTGCTGAAGAACGTCGGGAAAGAGCGCTACAAGACTATGCGGAATTGGAAGAGGCTGCCGATCAGATACGCCGTAAGACGTGTCAAAAGGTGTTAGCCGAATTACTGGACTATGTAGAATGGGTTGACTTTCACGAAAGGGCAGAGTTAAAACCGAAAGCGGCTGTTCCGAGAAATGTATACCAGGTAATCGTAGTGGACGAGATAATGAAAGCCGCGGTAAAACATGATTGGGGGCTGTGTACGAAAGACGGTTTTATATATGCTTATACGGGTGCTTTCTGGCAGGTTACCGACGAAGAGGACCTAAAATCTTTTTTGAGTAACGCCGCTGTAAAGATGGGAGTACCGGCATTAGATGCCAGACACTTTAAATTTAAAGACGAGTTATACAGGCAGTTTCTTTCCTCGGCATATCTATCTACTCCAACAGAGAGGCAGTCGGTACTTATCAATCTGGCAAACGGCACGTTTGAAGTGTCAGAGGGCGGACAAGTATTAAGAGAATATAAGCGGGAAGATTTTATAAAGTATCAGTTGTCCTTTGACTATGACCCGGATGCGAAATGTCCGCTATTTGAGGCTTATTTAAGACGGGTGCTCCCTGATGAAGACTGTCGCAAAGTACTTGCTGAATTTATGGGCTATGTTTTTACTAAGAACCTTAAATTGTCTAAAACACTTATTTTGTATGGTAGTGGGGCCAATGGAAAGAGCGTCTTTTTTAATATCGTTAATGCCCTGCTAGGGAAAGAGAATATTAGCTACTATCCACTGGATACGCTTACCCGCTCCGAGTACCAGCGCGCGGAACTTGCGAACAGATTATTAAATTACGCAAGCGAGATAAACGGGAAGATGGAAACGGATATGTTTAAAAAGTTGGTGAGTGGGGAACCGGTAGACGCCAGGCAGATATATAAGCGCCCCTTCGATCTATACGACTACGGTAAGCTTATGTTTAATTGTAACCTATTGCCTAAAGATACGGAGCAGACGGACGCATTTTTCAGAAGGTTTATAATAATTCCGTTTAACCAGAGGATACCGGAAAGCGAGCAAGACCCAAACCTATCGGATAAGATAATAGCAAAAGAGTTGAGCGGGGTGTTTAACTGGGTCATAGACGGGCTGAAAAGGTTATTGGCGCAAAAAGGTTTCACCATATCAGACAGTGTAAAGTCACAGACAGAGAACTACCGTAAAGAGTCGGATAGTGTAGCGCTGTTTACAGATGACTTTAACTATGTTTCGTCTGACACGGAGTACGAAACACTTCAAAACATGTACTTCGAATATAAAACGTACTGCCAGGACAATGGGTATAAGGCGTGTTCTAATCGGACGTTTAAAGACAGGCTTAACGGGATGGGGTTTAGAGGAACGAAAAGAAATTTTGGGCAGATCATTTTTGCCCGAAAAGAGAAAGATAATGACACTGAAGAAAGTAAGAGTTAATTTATGCAAATTGTTTTTCTATCGTCACTCCGTCACCTATCGACGATTATCGTCACCTTTTGGGAGATTTTAGGGACCGTCGGTGGTGGAATGGTGACGAAGTGACGGAAAGTGACGCTTTCTATATATTTATTTTTCTACGATTATATATATATAATAGATTTTGAGATTAAGAATTAATATAACAATCAATTTCGGTCTTTTTTTTAGCCGATAGAAATAAAATGTTTTTCGGGCGTCACTTATCGTCACTCCGTCACCCACAGATAAGCGAATAATAAAAGTATTGATATGGCAGAAGAACGTAAAATAGAAAAGTTTTTAGTAAAGGAGGTAGAAGCGTTGGGCGGGCTTTGCGTGAAGTTCCCGCCGATATTCTTCCGCGGCTTTCCCGATCGCATAGTATTGCTGCCTGGCGGCGCTATCGCTTTTGCGGAGTTGAAGGCACCGGGCGAAAAGCCTACGCTTATCCAGCGCAGGGTACACGAGCGTTTGCGTGCGCTGGGCTTTAGGGTTGAGGTGTTAGACAGCAAAGAGTCTGTAACCGGCTTTATTCTATCCCTATGATACGCACGCTGTACAACAAGAAAAGCGGCCGGTCTTACCAGACAGACCCGCACCAGCAGACAGCCTACGAGCACCTGTACGCCAATCCCCGGGCTGCCCTGTTCCTGGGCATGTCATTGAGCAAAACGGTTATTGCCCTCAGCTACCTGTACGATATGCACTACCGCGAAGCGGCAATAACTAAGACGCTTGTAGTCGCTCCCGATAAGGTGGCGCGCATCACATGGCCCGACGAGCTAGAGACGTGGGCACATTTGGAAGGTACGCGCTACAGTGTAATAGCCGGCACTGCCGCACAGCGTGCGAAGGCGCTTAACGCCGATGCTGAAATATACATTATAGGCGTGGATAATTTAGCTTGGCTTATAGACAGGTACATAACAAAGAAGAATGGCAAATATACGGGTAAGTTGCCGTACGACTGTATCGTATTGGACGAGTTAAGTCTATTTAAGTCGCGGGATAGTCAGCGTTTCAAGAAACTGCGCAGGGCGGTTAAGACGATAGACTACCGTATAGGGATGACCGGTACGCCATCGCCTAACGGCTACGTAGACCTGTGGGCGCAGATGGTTCTGATTGACGATGGCGAGCGGCTGGGTGATACGTTTGGCAAGTTCGTAGATAAGTATTTCACGACAAGGGGTAACGGGATGATCGTATACGAGTATATCCCCCGTCCGGGAGCTCCTAAAGTGATAGCGCATAAACTACAAGACATAGCGTTGACCATGCAGACACGCGACTTTATCGAGTTGCCTGCCCTGCATACGGAGGATATAGAACTGATGTTTACGCCGTTTGACCGTGAAGTGTACGATACGCTGGAAGAGCAGTATGTTCTGGACTTTATTGGCGACGAAGCCAGTGTAACGGTCAAGACAGCGGCCGATCTGACAAACAAACTATTGCAGATAAGCAGTGGAGCGATTTACGAAGATGGGGAAGGTGCGGGGCGTCCCTGGCATGAAGTCAATACCGTGAAAGTGGATGCGCTACGTACGCTGTTGGATAAGTACCCAGATGAAAATTTTATTGTAGTATACCAATTCCGCCACGAGATAGACCGCATACGGGCAGCTTTCCCGGAAGCGCGGGAGTTACGAAAAGGCAAAGCTACGGTAGAAGACTTTAGGGACTGGAACGCCGGGAAAATACGTCTTTTGCTTATCCACCCCGCCGGGGCGGGGCACGGCCTGAACCTACAATTCGGGGGCCGCCGTATGGTATGGTTTTCGACTACGTGGAATTTAGAGCATTACCAGCAGACGGTAGCACGCTTATTGAGGCGCGGGGCACTGAGGGAAATATACGTATACCGGCTTATCGTGAAGGGGACACGAGATGGCAAGGTATGTAAGCGCTTGGCGTCTAAGGAGACTAACCAGACTTTTTTAATGAACGAAATAAAAGAACTTAGAAATAAATACAGACATGGGTAGACGAAAAGAAGAAGTTCAGCCGACGCCTCAGAACGAGGCTAAGGCGCGTGATTTTATGAACTGGTACGCAAATAATATGCACCGGATAAAACAGTATATACCCGGCAACGAGTATAGCGAAGATATGGCGTCTGATGCGTTGATACGTGGGTATAATGCGATAGCGAGGGGCGGCACGGTCGTTAACGACTATTTGCGGTACTTCCTCAAAACCTATCGTGCTACTTTCCTGGATTCTCGTAAATCGCCTAACATCCTACGGACTGATGAAGTAGATGTAGCGAGTATGACGGTAGTAGAAGCGGATACGGCGGGATACGAAGAAGCAGTAGAAAATCTGCGTAACGAGATAATAGGGTACGTACGTAACCGGTACGACGGCGCCGCCGCAACGGTATTTGAGATATATACCGAACTGTATCCCAATGCTTCGTATCCGTTCCTTTCCCGCATGTTAGGCATTCCCCGCAGTAGGGTGAAAATGTGGGTCGGCGGGGTAAAGAAAGGCATAGTAGAGCACTTCGGCAATTGTGACTACGTTTCTCTTTTAGCCTGAAAAAAAAGTTTTTCGTCTTTAGTGCATGGAGGCACTAAGTTTTTTAATCATAGTTACCGCGATGGCGGTGTTTAATGCCTTCCTGGCCTATGTGCTGGGATGGCTTTTTACGGAAGTTGTGAGGCATCCGCTACAGTTCAAGCCATTTAACTGTAGGGGCTGCCTCGCGTTTTGGATAAATCTTTTGTTAGGCGTGTTGCTGGCGTTTACTTTGACGCCTTATTTTCCAGCAGTTGAATGTGTTACATCGGTTAGGCAGAACCTTGCAACGGGCGAAATCACCGAGTTAGCAAATTCGCCCTACTATGGGCCTGTACGCCTTTCCGTTACCTACGGCATTATTGCCGTCAGTGTATTAACCGGGCTAATTAACTTCTTATATATCAAATTAAAATTTAGAATTTATGAGTAAAACGGATTATTCCAGAGTATCGCCGGGGCTTGTGGAACGGGTTAACGGCGTGATTGAAGAAAGTAAGCAACACCGGTATAGTGTATCGCGTGTCTACGCTGCGTATAACGAAGCGTTCGGAAAGCAGGAAAGACCACAAACATGTAGTAGCTGCCTGCGTAATCGTGTGCGCGAGTTGGTACGATGGCAGGAAGGCTATAACGAATATTTGGCAGCGAAGGAGGTGCCGCCAGTGCCACCGGTGCCGACGGAAGAGGTATCGGCAGAGGTACATCCTGACCCGAATAGCCCACAATTCGCAGAACCTGCACAGGGCGTTATGCGTGTACCGATGGCAGAGGGTTTGCCAATCGACTTTATACCTACCGATGACGACGGACACAAAGGAACGGTTAAGTATGCAGACGGTACGGCCGTAAAACCAGGCTCCTATAAAACGGCGCGTGGGGCGTGGGTTACTGTACAGGTAGGCGGTAAGGCGCGAATGTATGAGGATGGCGCCACAGAGAAAGTAACGCCCGAGTCTCCGGGTAATACCGAAGGCGCGGGGGAGAGTGCAAATAAAGACGACGGGGAAAGCCTGTTGTGATAAGTTGGTAAAGTATGTCGGAACGTTTAACAGGTAATCAACTTTGGAGACTTCGTACGAAGCACGGGCGGGATAAGCTGTTCGGCGACGCTGCGTTATTACTTGAAGAAGCGTACAAGTATTTCGATTGGTGCGATCGTCACCCCTGGGAGAAAGTAGAGTTGGTAAAGTATAAAGGCGGGTACGAGGAGGCGGATGTACCGCTGGGTCGTCCTTATACTATGGATGGGCTAACCATTTACTTAGGCGTATCCGGCAGTTACTTCCGTACCGCAAAAAGGCAGTTACTTGAAAAGATGGAAGCGGGCAGAGCCACTACCGACGAAATAGAACTAATAGGGGCTATTGAGCGGATAGAGCACATTGTACGCTCTCAGCAGATTGAGGGGGCGGCACTGGGTATCTTTTCTCCTGGCCTGGTGGCTCGCCTTAACGGCATAGCCGACAAGCAGGATATTACGAGTAAGGGCGCGACTGTAATGAAAGTGACTGTACGTGATAGTAAGACAGATGAAGACCTTGAAGTATTAAAGAGCCTGTTATAATGGACACTACAAACGTATTTAGCAAGAACCTTGCAACATACATAAGTTCCGGGGTGCGTACGATTGTAAACAAAGGGGGGACGCGGTCCTCTAAAACATGGTCTATTCTACAGTTGCTTTATATTATAGCCCGAGAATCGAAAATCCCCCGCACTATATCGGTCGTATCCGAAACTATGCCCCACTTAAAAAGGGGGTGTATAAAGGACTTTAGGAAGATGTTAGAGCTTGATGGGCTTTGGGATGATAACGCTTGGAATGCTACTGACTTCAAATACCGGGTAGGGCAAAGTACAATAGAGTTTTTTAGCGCAGATACGCCCGGAAAAGTGACCGGTCCGGCCCGTGAAATACTCTATATCAACGAGTGTATAAATGTGCCTTTCGACATATATCGGCAGTTATCCTCACGTACGGGTGAAAAGATAATACTTGACTATAACCCTTTATATGAATTTTGGGTAGATAGTAAAGTATTACCGCGTGAAGATACTGTACTTATCCATAGTACATATAAAGACAATGACATGTTGCCGGCCGCCCAAATTGCCGAAATAGAGTATCAGGGCAGTATAGATGATAATTATTATCGGGTAATGATATTAGGTGAAACCGGCAGTTACGAAGGTATGATAATAAAGAACTGGGATATAGTACCCGGACTTCCACCGCGTGACACATGGAAAAAACATTGGATAGGTGTAGACTTCGGTTGGTCGGCTCCTACCGCTATAATGCTGGTCGTCCAGGGGGAAGGCGGCGAGGTATGGATAGACGAGATAGCGTACGGTCTTAATATGGATAATCCCGATATAGCGGCTGCCGTGCGTGCTGCGGGCTTTACCGATACGGAAGTAATATGCGACAGGGCGGAACCTAAAAGTATCAGGGAGCTTAAAAATATGGGCATTAATGCTGTGCCCTCGGATAATAAAGATATTGATCTGGGGATTAAAGTGATGAACCGGTATAAAAAGCATTATACGCAAAGATCACTGAACAGCATAGACGAAAATCGGAAGTACCGGTACAGTCAGGACCCGGACGGTAATTATACAGGTAAACCGATCGACAAATTTAACCACGCAAAAGATGCGGAAAGATATGTATTTCTAAATAGATTAAGTAATATTTCTTCGGGCTTTGATGTCACGGTAGGCACTGGCGCCCGAAGGTAAAAAATGAAACATCATGCAAGTATCAGAGAGTAATTTACGACTGGCGTACCCGTTGAGTACGGCTGACAATAGGGCGAAATACTTGCCCTTCTTGAATGGCGCAGCAATGCGGTATAATATTAATACACCTTCACGTCTTCGGGCATTTCTGGCAATAGTGGGGCACGAGACCGGGCAGTTACTGTTAGTAGAGGAGAATTTGGACTACGACGCCGCTGGGTTAGTGGCCACATGGCCCAAACTTTTCGACGCAGTGAAGGCGCGGGCCTATGCTCGCAATCCGGAGAAGATAGCAAATTACGTGTATGCCGGTCGGATGGGGAACGGGGACGAAGCCAGTGGGGACGGTTGGAAGTACCGGGGGCGCGGGCTTATCCAGTTAACCGGTAAAGATAATTATGCCGCTGCGACGAAAGGTATGTACGCCCTTCCGATGGGTGTAGACTTCGTAGATAATCCTGCTTTGCTGGCTACGCCGGAATACGCTGCATATTCTGCGGCTTGGTTTTGGGATTCAAACGGGCTTAACCGTTTGGCTGATGGTTTGGATAACCCGACGAAAGAGTACGAAACTTTTAAGGGACTAACGAAGAGGGTGAACGGCGGGTATATCGATTTATCCGATCGCTGGACGATTTACCAAAACCTGAAAAAGATATTAAAATGAAAAATGTGTTTTTAGCCCTGTGGCTGGTTTTTGTTATGTGGTTTCTGGCTGGATGCTCCAAAAAAATATATATTCCCGTAGAGACTAAAGTAACGGTAAAAGAGACGGTGCGGGACACGATTATAGATGTGCAGTTAGAGCGGGAGTATATAAAACAGGTCGTTCCTGATACCACCAGCATTGTAGAAACGAAGTACGCTATATCTACGGCTATATGGCACGGGGATAGCGGAACAATGGAGCACATGATAACTAATAAAACCGACACTATCCAGGTGTCCGGCAAAGTGAAGGAAAGCGAAAAGGTAACAGAGAAGCCCGCGCCTTATCCGGTATATGTTGATAAGGCTGTAGACCGTCCTGTACGTATGCCGTTGCGTTGGTATGAAAAGATATTAGTATACATCGGTATAGTGGCTTTAGGCGGGGGAGTCTTTTGGATTATTGCTAAAGTTAATAAGTCTAAAAAATAACGTTTTTGTTATGGTTTTGTTTGGTGTAGAATAACGAAAACGTTATCTTTGTGTCTATAAAGTAAAAGCTCTTTGAAATTATGAAGTATTCAGAATTAGTTGCGGCCTTAAAGGCTGCCGGTTGCTACATTACCCGGCACGGCGCTAATCACGACGTTTGGTACAGCCCTATTACTCAAAGGCCGGTTATCGTGCCGAGGCATGGGAGCCACGAAGTACCTAAAGGAACTGAACGTAGCATTAAGAAAAAGGCGGGGATTTAATCCCCCGCCCTCTTTCTGAATATTAATAATTCAGGCTTTTACTTTATTTTAGCAAAGGAGGAACTATGAAAGTTACAGTTATTATTGAGCGGGCAAGCGATGGTTATTTTTCTTGCTATGTGGACGACGACGGAGACGCTTTAGATTTTGGTCTGGTTGGTCATGGTGACACTGTCGAGGCTGCCAGGGCTGATCTGTTGCAGGGCTATAAGGAAATAAAGGAAATGCGTACCGAGGAGGGCAAGGAGACACCTGATATAGAAATAGAATGGAAGTACGATTTAGAATCGTTTTTCGACTATTTCAATATAATAAACGTTACTAAGTTAGCGGAAAAGGCGGGTATTAACGCTTCACAGTTGCGTCAGTACCGTAATGGCCTATCTAAAGCTAGCGAGAAACAATATGCAAAGTTGCGTGAAGCCATCCGAGAAATTGGGCAAGAGCTATTAACTGCGAAACTTTGATACTTCATGTCGTGAGACACAGCTTTTACTTTAAAAAAGGAAAGGCGGCCTAATCAGGTCGCCTTTTTAATATATCACCGGGTTAGTAGTCTCCCGGAGGTTTTCGGTTAGCGCATCCTCTTACTTCGCATTTTTGGTATAGTAGTAACTGCTTTTCTAACTTTAATTTATTTATTTCTTCGATTAATGCCAGCTCTCTCCCTTGGGTTTCTCTTAGTTCTCGGTAAATTGAATCTACCTTTGCATCCCTATCGGCCAGTCGTTCTACATAGCGGTCTATTTCCTTTGCGTAAAGGCTTTGTTCTGCGGCTTTCACTCCTACCGCTTCTTTACGAGAGTATGTTCCCCGGTTAAACCACCACTTTATAAATTCAAAACCGCCTAAAGCTGTGACGGTACTTCCTATAATCGTTCCTATCGCAATCCAGTCCATAGTTAACGCCTTTTAGGTATAAATATTCCGGCATCCATAGGATTTGTCTCAGAACCTTTTTTATCGGTACAGCTATTGCCAGGTTGCCACAAGGGGTATTTATCACGATTATTTTGTAGGAACTCGATAAGGTCGTTCGCCAGTTCGGCCGCATCGTCTTTAATCCATCGTCTAAGCTGGGCGATGTCTTTAATGTCTACTGCCTTACTGTTTTCACTTTCCTGTACGGTTATTCCCTTGTTTACTATCGCTGCCCAGTGGAAGGGTATGCCTTGGTATACGGCGTAGAATGAAAGTGCCGGGGCTAACGCTATTATAAGCGCCTGGTTAGCTTTCGTAATTTCATCGCCCTTGGCTTCTTCTTGGCTGGCTTTCCGTATCTGTTCTTTGAGCTCTTCGGTTAACGGTGTGCCTAGTATGCGCTCTATGTACATTTTTTGGGCGATACCAATGTACGGTACAAATTTAGTTATAATGGTATTTTCTTTTATAGGGCTATTTTCTGTAAATAGCGCTTCGTTAATTAAAACTATCTCCATCGTTTTGCTATTTTTTTAAGATAACGTACTAACCGGTTATCCGGCTTGCTTAGGGTTTGGGGGAGCTCCTCGGAAGTCGTGGGCGTAGCTGGGTTCTCGCTTTCTTGTATCTTCTTTATAACATCCAGTTCGTCGATAACGAGGGGCGCCGTTTTATTTATTTTAGTAAAGATATTCAGGCTATCGAGTATTTTCCTGCGTAGTTTCTCCACTACGGTAAAGTTGTACAGTATATAGGCGTCGATTATTTCGGCAGCATTGCCGGTTAGGTTTCCTGAACCGGATACGCCTGCCAGGGTAGGGCTGCTTAATCGGTGGGCGCTTACGATCTTCTGAAATACAATCCCTTCGACGTTGTTGTATATGTCGGCGTTGGCGCTTGCATTGAAGGGAGTAATAGTAGGTTTTACATTATCATTTTCGCCCCATAGCATCACGGTACGCGTTGCAGGGTTTGGACCGGAAAAGGCTCTATCGAACAATCTTTGAAATTCCTCTTTTTTTTCTGCGCTGGGGTTGCTGGGCATACTAATAACAACGGATGGAGTGAAACCTGTATTTATACTATTTTTATAAAATTCGCCTAGTGCCCCATCTGCCTTGACGTAATCCATTGCCGGATAATAACCCGGTATACAATAGAAGTCTAAACCCGGCGTGTAGTCCCAGTGATAATACATGTAAGCCACACCTTTTTTAGCCTTTCTTACACTTCCTGGCCAAACGGGTAATTCTATCGGTTTATTTTTTCCACTTGTTTTTGTCCAGTCTTTCGATATTCGGAATGTTTCCGGTTTACCCGTTTCGGATATTTGCCCTATGCGTACCTGGGTAAAGTCTTGATGAAACAAGGATACCGTAGTGCCGCCCTTGTTGACGATTACTTGCCAATAGAATCCCCCGAAAGTTTTGTAGTCGGTCGCTACTTTCTCTATCATGTCGTCCCAGGATTCGCCTGTATTGGGAACTCCTACAAACCGGCCTGCATTTGATTCGCTATCACGTACGCCCTTACCGCAGATGTAGGTAACTGTACTTTCTATGATACTGCTGTTTACCGGGCTTTTACTGTTGAAGTTAACTATTTCCTGCGGAAATAAGTTTTTTGTCCCATAAGTAACCCAGCCCCCAGATTTATTTAGTGATACCTTCGGGTATGCGGGGTTCTCGTCTATTGTGCCCAAGTTTACGACTACGTAATTACCCGGGTCCTTCTTTTCTTCTTCCATTGATTACCGTTTTTTCAGTAAAGACGAAAAAAAAGGTTTTTCGTCTTTAGGGTATGGTGAAGTTAGAATACGATAATACAAGAATATCCGTACCCGAAAGTTGGGACGATATTACATTAGGCTTTTACGAATCGTTTTACGATGAAGAGCCTTCTACAGCCCGTGAGCGGGTTGAATGGGTAGCCCATATATGTAACGTAGACTCAGAACTACTATTAGAGTGGCCGTCCGAAGTGTTTAACCGGATTGTAGGGTATCTGGATTTTCTTTTTAAGAATAACCCCGCAGAACCTTCTCCCACTATTGAGGTGGGGGGAGTAAAGTTCATTGTACCTATCGAGGAAGAATTAACGTTAGGTGCCTGGGTAGATATTGACGAGGTGCAGAAGCAGGGTAAAAACGTACTTTCTAACGTGTTGGCCATTGTTTGTCGCCCTGTAGGTGAGAAGTATGACTGCAAAAACAATGACGAGCGTAGGGAGATGTTTGCAGCATTGCCGGTAAGTAAGGTTTTGGGTGTACTTGCTTTTTTTTTACGCTGCAAAGACGTCTGCGATCTACGTATACAGACCTTTTCAAACCTGGCCCAAGCCTGCGGCCGATTGCCCCGGAATACAGAGGGTTTTCGTTATCCTGGGGGTGGTATAAGGTTATCGCGGATTTGGCGGGAGATGACATACAGGACCTTGACCGTATTACTGCGTTACCGGTTACAAAAGTTTTTACGTACTTATTATACCGCCGAGACAAGGAATACGCCGAAGAAGCGCAAAGAAAGTTAGATCGTTCGTTATCTAAAAACAAATAGAATGCAAATAGTTGATCTATTTTATAAACTGGCCCGTGAACACGAGGCTATTAACGCCTTTATTTATGGCGAAGGGCGGGAGAAGGGGGCAGCTAATGAGGCGCATCCACTTGTGTGGTTGGATGACCCGATACACGGGCAGTCCGATGGTGCTAATGTGCTGCGGTATACTGCTAACATTGATATACTAGGTATTCCTACGACAAGAAAAGACGTATTACCAATTCAAAGCGCCGCTTTTATTGTCGGACTGGAATTTAAAGAGAAGATAGCAGCGCTACGCGCTGAAACAGGGATAAGCGTAAGCGGCCTTAGCTTCTTAACGTTGCGGGAATATTATGATAATTCTGCTGCGGGCGTGCGCTTTACCTACCAACTACTGCAAGCCAACCCCGTGGACCGGTGCGGCAATGTGTTTAATCCGAATAAGCAATTTAAAAGCGTTGAGGCGTTGCCGGACTTTACTGTAGAGTATCCAGACGGGTACGCGGTATTCGACAAAAACGGCTTACCTAATTTCACTATACCGCAATGAGTAAGGAGGGGGTACAGTTAGCCGTTAATAGGATAGCCAGCGATTTACTGGCGTTGGCTTCTGCTATTTTGGAAGACGATACTATTAGTGTAAACACTAAAACGGGACGTAATACGCTAAGGAATAGCGCTCTTAATGGAGATTTAGAAGCGGCGATAGCTACGGCTAATGATGGCGACCCGGTAATAACGGCGCTGTTTAATCATTATGTAGTTTTCTTGGAGTGGACGCGCCCGCCAAAGTATAAAAAGAAACCGCCTATCAGTGTCTTAAAAGATTGGGCGCAGAAAAACGGCATACCTACCGACGCGAGTACTTTGTACGCCATATCGTATGCTATCTGGCGGGATGGGCACGAAGGGCGTCCGATATTCGCCACGATGGACCGAGAATTAGATACGTTGTTTAACGATGATTGGGCGGATAAATTATATGCTGCAATAGTAGACGATTTGGATAACTTTTTTAACAATTAAAGAAATGGCTAAGACGACGGTAACAATTACCCCGGAAGACATATCATTAACGGGGGCGCCAAACTGGATACAGTTTAGCGTAACAGAATACGGTAGCGATGCTTATATAGAGATCGATGTACAGGACAGTGAAGGCAATCATTTAGCTACTTTACAAAAATCGTGTTCAAATGGGCCGATATGGTTTAATCTTAATTCGGTATTTAACTCGTATAATTCATACAATGTTCCTCCGGTTTCTCCGGGCTGGTTTGATACAGGTACGGGGCATTCTTATAGGATAGTTGCTAAATTAGTAGAAGATGACAACACGACGATTGTCTACGAATCTCCGGCATTATATGTCCTGCAAGGGTATGCGTTACCGTCGGAGAGTTTGGATATGTCTCGGTACCAGTATAGTGCTAACGGATTTACTCTATTAACGGATAGACCTACAACTTACTATGTTCCTGGTCAAAAGGAGTTCCTTTCTTTTGCTGTAGGCGTGCCCTATATTACGGTTAGTCCGGTGTCTTTATTATTGCCTGCTTCCGGGGGAAGCCAATCGGTAACAATCAATTCTAATACGTCATGGTTAGTAGGAGAAGCGGTTCGGGCAAAAAGTGGCCCGGTTCCTATTAATTTGAAAGTACTGTATAAGGCATTAACTACGAGCGGCATTGTTTTAGGAACAATCGAGGCCCAGACAAAGACAGAACTGAATACGATGTCAGTTAGTACCTGCCTATTAGACATAGACTCCGTATTAACTAAGTATCCTAAAACAGGAATAGTACGTGTTTCGGTGATCGATGGGACTAAAATGATTTCTAACGAGTTGGAGTATCGCATACATCCCGCCTCTTTGCATCAGTTGAGGCCTGTGTATTTTATAAATAGATTTGGGGGATGGGATACGTTTAATTTTGATGCTCCCATTAAAGAAGACATATCCAACGAAATGGATACCTATAATCGCAGCCTTACCCCTTCTTACAGTAAAGGGGAAGGTTTGAAAATGGTGGCGCGTACTTCGTTGAATAATACTTATACTATAGAGGGGGCCCCGGTATCTGACGACGTGGCGCGCTGGCTTAAAGAGTTGGCATTATCTCGCGTTGTTCTGGATGGGGAGGGCAACTATATTATAATAGAGGAATTTAAGTTAACGATAGACCCGGAAAACCGTGATATGCAGATACCGACTATCAAGTACCGATTAAGCGAAAGTTACGTAAATGGCTGAATTTGAATTATACATAGATGGGCGTATGTGCGATCTTACAGATAACTTTAGCGTACGTCTTAACAGGCAGTTGATTAACCCCGGCGAACTGAGCGCAAAAGATGCACAATACAGCTATAGCGTTACTTTGCCGATTACGTCAGCGAATAACGAAATATTCGGTTTTGCGAATATTGAGGAAACTCGGGGGAAATTTGTTCGCATGTATATTGCGGAATTAATAGCCGGAGGCGTACGTATATTCATGGGTAATTTTCGCCTATCCGAGATATCTGAGCGAGCATATAAAGGAAACTTAGTTATTCCTGCACCCAAGACGGTAAAGGATGTGTTTAACGGTATCACTTGGAAAGACTTAACCGGGCATTGGCTACCATTTGATAGCCTGGCAACTTCTGTAAGCCGTTATAACCGTGCGGCTGCTACAGAGCCACAAAAGGCTATCTTTCCCTACGTGCTGTATGGTGTTCTTCCCAAAAGGGCCATAAATGGCATATATTCGGACCGGAACGTATGGGACGATAGTACTATTTTCTCGATTGATAATATGCCGCCTTCGGTTAATGTATTGATGTTGCTACGCGAGGCTTTCTCTAAAAAAGGATTTCAGTTAAACGGCAACGTGTTTAGTGATTTACGGTTACGCGAATTGTATCTGAGCCACAAAGATGACGGTAAGCAGGGGTTGCCATGGAATTATAGAAGTAACGGAAGGATAAAAGTAGAGGGTACTTGGCAAAACGCTGTTCCTACTAACTGCGTGGCGAAAGATAGCCACTGCGAAAAGGCGGCGCGTATTAGTCGGCATGAGCCTAACCTAAACGTTTTTGAGGTAATGTCCGGTAGTAATTCGATCATTAGCCACAAGGAGGACCCCGGAGGGAATCTTATACCAACCCATTACGAAAACGGCAGACCGGGGAACGCGGGCGCGCGTATAGTAGTTCCGATCTCGGGGTATTATAAGATAGAGTTTGCTGCCAGTCTGGCTATTTTGTACCGCGGGGCAGGTTCGTGTGTTATGAAAGATCAAGATACGGGGGTAACGTATGAAGAAGCGATAACAAGTACATTAAAAAAGAAACAAATAGAGATTCGACTAACCCGTACCCCAGATGCTGATCTAAGCTCTGAAAAATTAGACGGTACTTTTTGTCGAGATAATCTACCCCAATCTCCGGAAGATGATGAGCGGTATTACCCACGTGTAACAGATGGAAAGTCCGTGCACTTGATAGATGCCGCACAGGATAAAAATATAATAACGGGCTTTAGTTTTGGGGTAGGTGACCCTTTTGGAGAAAACGCGGATAGGTCTAATCCAATGGATAGCCGTGATATACCATCACAAACGCAGATAGCGAGCCCTTTTCTTAGTTGGGACGTAGATGCCGCCGGAAGCGATAGGCCTTTAGTTATAGTTCCTTCCCCCGGGTATATGCGAGTCAATAGCGAAGGGATAGGATTAGAAACGGATAAGTATAAAGTAGCTCTGGTTAATACCCCCGTGTCTTATGACCTAGTGTCCGGGGATAGAACTGCGAGGGGTAAAGTATGCGCGATAGCGTGGCTTAACAGGGGAGAAGTATTATCTATTATTTCGGTGTCTTATCCTGCCATATATTCTATAAATTATTCATTGGAGCTAACCCCTTTCCGATCGGATAAAGACTGGATACCGGGATATTACAGGGAACAAGGGAAGTTACCTACTTTGGATTGGAACGATAGCCCTACTTTTGAATCGGACCGTATCGACCTGTTTAAATTTATGCCACAGGAAGACAAGGTAGACGATTGGATAACGGAATTTTGTAAGGCGTTTAATCTACGTCTTTCCCAAACAGGTAACGACACGTTTAGTCTGGATACCAAGCCTACCCGAAAATCTTATGATGGCTCTTATGTTGACCTGGATGGGGTTACATCTGTTAGAGATAGGGTTAATACACCTTTGGGGTTACCTTCACTATACAAGTTAGGTTTCACTGTAGATATGGAGGAAGAGGGGTATTTTTTAACTAATGACGACGGGGGAGGGGAGTATAGTACGGGGGCTACCGAAGAGAAGATAATAGAACAAAAAAGCAAATTTTCATATAACTGGTTTAAAGATATTATCTGGAAAGGCGATATCGGTAGTGTTACCCTTCCTCTGCCTATAATATCAAAACATGATGTTTGGGTAAACGAAATGCCCTATAGCGAGGCGCAAGGTAAGAGTTATACAGACCTGGCACCACGATTTTGGTTATACGGCGGTTTACTCAATGACTTGGGAGCGTCTTTTACTTTCAATGGCGATAGCGTTGCAGTAGCTAAGGTAACTAATTCTAATGATCTAATAACACTGGACTATAAAGGCGGAAAGTTATCTATCCTCGATAGATTTTTCACGCTTCTAATTACTGGGAGTTCTCACTATACTAAGGTGGAAGGATACCTGTCTCCGGCGCAATATGAAGCTCTAAACGGCACTACATACGCCATGTTTAACGGCGATTTATACTATATCGCAGAGCTATCAGGGTATGACCCTTCTGGGAGAAATAAAACTGAAATAAAATTAATACGTAAAATATAGAGATATGTCTAGCAATGGAAAGAAAGAGTATACCCTTATTATAAACGGTATATCGCAAAGAATAAAAGAAGTTACCAAACTTAAAGACGCTTTAGAGGACTTCGATAAAGTAGCGAAGGAGGCCAATGCAACTACGGTTAAGACCACTAAAACGACTAAAGAAAAAGTGCAGGCTTTGACTGAGGAAGAAAAGGCTGCAAAGAAGATACGGGAAACCATTGAGAAAACTAAGCAGGTCAATAGTGACGCGACTAAAGAGCAGATAAAAGCTACCCAAGCGCTAAAAGATGCGACGCGGGCGGCGACGTTGCGGGCTAAAGCTGAAACCGTTGAGGCAAACTCAATAGAAGCTCTACGTATAGAATTGTCTCAGTTGGTTGATAAATGGAAAAGCCTGGATATGGACGGTGAAGAGTTCCAGAAAGTTGGTGCACAGGTATTGGAAACACGGGAGAAACTTAAAAGGGCTGAAGAAGCCGCCGGAGATTTTCGCCGATCTGTGGGTAACTATGAAAAGGCTACCGCCGGACTGGAAAAGTTAAGTGAGGGTATAGACGGTGCCTCTAAATCCAGTATGGGGCTTGCACAGTCCTTGTTAGGGGCTAATATGCTTTTAGGTATGTTTGGTCAACAAAACGAAGAAAACGCAGAGCAAGCGGCAGCCTTGCAAAAAGTCATAGCCCTTTTATCGATTGTACAGCAAGTTAACACTAACATTGTTAGGGAGGGGATAGTACAAAATAAGTTAGGGGCGATTATGGATTCTGTAAGAACCACTCAAATAAAGGCTAAGACTGCCGCCGAAGCGTTAAGTACAAAAGGAACAATAGCAGCTACTGCGGCTCAAAAGGTTTTTAATGTGGTAGCGTCTGCCAACCCCTATGTATTGCTGGCTACTGCCTTAGTTACAGTCGTCGGGGCATTGTATTTGTTTGCTACACGTGCGGGGGAGGCTCGTAAGGAACAGGCTAAGTTGAATGCCGAACTTTCTTATACCAATCGCCTGTTAAGACAGCTTGATAGGGACAGTGAATTAGCGGCCGCTGTAGCAGAGGCAGAAGGAAAAAAAGAGGAAGAAGTGTTGAGAATCAGACGGAAGGCTGCAAAAGAAAGGACCGAACTCACTGAAAAGGCATATAATGAAATTCTACGGAATCGAAAGGCTACTAAAGAGCAAATAGATGAAGCAAAGCAATTGAGGGAGGAAGCGTATAAGCATGAAAGGGACCTAAACGATCAAGCGACTATTATGGAAGTCAGACAGCGAAAAGAAAGGGCAGACAAGCAGGAAGAGGCGTTAAAAAAGGGTATAGCCGCTCAGAAAGAAGCGGCGTCGATTGAAAAAGATGCTATTCGTAATGCGGAAGACGCCAAGATACGGATTATATCAGATGCTGACGAGCGTATGAGAAAAGAGGTAGAGAATACTTACGATCGGCAGATAGAGGACCTCAAACATCGCCTTTCTACGGAAACCAATCTAACAGCTAAATCTCGTGCTGCAATAAATGACCAGATACAAAGTCTGGAAATAGAAAAAGGCCGGGAGCTTGAAAAGTTAAAAAAGAACCAGGCAGAACGCCTACTGGATTTGGAAAGGCAGGTTAACGCCAGTATTGTTGCTGTCATGGAAGAAGGTTTAGACAAGCGATTAGCCGGGATAAACCTAAATTATGACCAACAGGTAGAAGCACTTGAAAAGGAGTTGAAAAAAGAGGAGAACCGGACCGTTGAAGCGCAGGCGAAGATAACGCAGCTTATCCGGAATGCTCAGGAGGCCCGAGCGAATGAGATACAGGCGGCTGTAGCAGAAGACGCACAAAAACGGGCAGACCTGGAATTATCGGCGGTTGATGATATGTTGTCTAAGATAGAGCAGAAAATAAGTAAGGCCACTGTTAGGGAAAAAGATGGGCTAAAACTTATAGACGTTGAAGCCACCCGGAAGAATCTAACCGAAGTAAATTCAGCTTTAGACGAATATATAGGTAATTTAAAAGCGTACAAAGCCTCAGAAACTGCCGCACATGAATTGGCATTAGCCTCACTAAAGAAGGGAACACCAGAGTATGAGGCCGAAGTCCAGAGGTATTCCCGAGCTATGGAGGAGGCTACCCGTAAGATATCGGATGCACAGGATATGCAGAAAAAGAATACGGAAAACTGGAAAAATACTACAATCGATGCACTTAAAGACCTATTCGGCAAAATATCGGAGATAGCAGGAGAGGCTGCACAGGCTGTAACGTCAGTTACTGATACGCTAAACATGTCACTAAGTTACGAGATTGAGGCGCTTAATAAGCAGTTAGATGCGCTTAATGAAAGGTATGAAGAGGCTAAACAGCAACGGGAAGATGACGCAAAGAACGTAGAGGATATAGAAGCCCGTCTAAGGGAGGCAACCGGGGGGACTGCGGAGGCTTTAAAAGCTCAGTTACAGGATGCGCTAAAGGCACGGCAAGAATCAGCCAGGGAGGAACAGAAGTTAGCTCGGGAAAAGGAGACGTTAGAAGCGCAAATAGCTCGTAAAGAGAAGGCGCAGAAGCGCGCGGAACTAGTGAGTAACATAGCGCAAGGCATTGCGAATACTGCCGCGGCCGTAGTTAAGGCATTGCCTAACTTTATATTAGCTGGCATTGTTGGCGCTATGGGGGCGGCACAAGTCGGTATTATGGCTCGACAGCTTACCAAGTTAGAGAAAGGTGGGGAGATTAAGGGACCTAGTCATGCAAACGGAGGTGTACCCATCCCTGGTACTAACTACGAAGCCGAAGGCGGCGAGTTTGTAGTAAATAAACGCAGCTACAATGCTAATCCCGAGTTAATACGATTCATTAATGACAACCCTCGAGCTTTAACCGTGGCTGATTTTACCGGTTTTCTTCCTGGGGACACGGCGGCACCAGTTATATTGGCTTCTTCGGAGTCTGGCGAAGACCGAATAATAGAGGCTATAAAGGGGATTAATTTTTCTCCCAGGGTTGCTGTGACCGATATTATCGATGCTACCAATGAAGTTACTACCGTTCAGGATATAGCAGGATTTTAGCTCAATTTTTTGGTATTTCGTCTTTAGGGTATGAAAAAGAAAATACCATTGTACGAGTGTAAGGTAGGGGAGAAAGACGATACCGGTATATTCGCTGTATCCTTTGTCGAATGCCCAGCCATAGAACGGAACTTTGTTGCCCTTAATAAGCAACGCCCCGTTAAACTTGCGCTAAACAAAGCTAAGCAGGTATTGACGGGGCCGGTGCTTATTCCAGATATGCCTATATACAGACGAGATGACGAGTTAGGTGAATACTATATTCGGTATACCGCGCCTGACATCGAAAAAATAGCGCAAAAGATGATGCGGGACGGTTTGGCGTTAAGTACTACTACTCACCAACATGCTAAACCGTTAAAAGGTAATTACCTTACAGAAATATGGATAATAACCGACCCGGATAAGGATAAAGCCGCTGCGTTGGGACTGGAAGAACTGCCGAAAGGTACGTTAATGGCCTCTTATAAGGTTGAAGATAAGACCTATTGGCGTAATGAGGTTCTGACAGGGAAGGTTAACGGCTTTTCATTGGAAGGCATTTTTAATTTTAATAGTGTAAATATGAAAAAAGAGACAAAAACCGCCGCACAACTGGCTAAAGAGGTAGAAGCGGCAAAGAAGAAAGGCAGAAAGAGCGGTGTTTCCGCTTTCCTGCGTTCCATGGCTGCCTATTTAGAGGGTGAAACCGAAGAAGCTGCCGAGGCGCTGGTAGATGAAGCTGCAAAAGATGAAGTAGACGCAGGCGAACCGTATTTAGTCTTTGAGTTGGAAGACGGTAACGAAGTCTGGGTAGACGAGGAAGGATTTGCTACGATGGATGGTGAACAAATGCCGGCCGGCGAACATGCCTTAGCGGATGGTAACGTAATTGTTATCGACGATAGCGGTATGTTAGTTGTTACCCAGCCAGAAGCCAGCGAGGACTCCCCGGAAGAAGCTGCCGCAGCATTGGCAAAAAAGATAAAACAGGCAAAGATACGCGGCAAACAGTATCTTGCTAAAGCAGGTACGAAAGAAGCGAAAATAGCAGCTTTGGAAAAACAAATCGCCGAATTGAAAAAGGAGCCAAGCACTAAAAAAGCAGAGGCGCCCGCGGAAGGTGGCAAGGCCGGTAAACAACCTTCTGAAATGACGCACGCCGAAAAGATGGCGGCCGTTATTCGTAGCCGGAACGAGAGAAGAAAAACGAAGTAACATCTAAAAATAATTATTACGATGGCAAATATGTATAATATTAACGGGCTTAGCTATAACGCCCAGGAAAATCCCGAGTGGTTTACTCGTGCTATGTTCGGGGGACGCCTGGTTTCTGGTGGCTATATCCGTGTTCTTACGGGTATCAAAGGCGACGAGTTGTTAAATCAGATTGACCTGGAAAATAAGGTTTTGCAGATCGACGGTAAAGACTGCGGCTGGACACCTAATCAGGTAATTAAACTTTCAGAGAAGAAAGCGAAAGTTAAGACCTATAAAATTAATTTGGAGCAGTGTATCGACGAACTGGAAAACAAACGTACGTTGTACATGATGTCCCCGGGTGCACAAAATGAAAGTCTCCCGCCTGAACTTGAAGCCGCAACATTGGCGCTTATTGCTATCGGTCTTTCAAACGAGATCGAAGAAATGATAATGAACGGGAACGAAACTAACGATCCTAACCAGTTTAACGGAATGGTACCGACCCTGCTGGGTAGTAAAGACACTATTCAGATCGTAGGTAGTACTATTACTAAGGCTAACGTATTAGCAGCGGTAGAGGCCGTATACGATGCAATACCGGAGGAAGTATTGCAAGGTGAAGAATCCGGTACTCTGTATGTGTTTGGTTCTTATGCTACACGTAGAAAGATTCGTTCGGCGCTCGCTGACAAAAATAATCAGGTTATTGCTGCTTCCTGGACGGTGGACGATACAGACAAACGTAATCCTCGTCTATATTATTTAGGCGTTGAATTTGTCCCGGCGAAGGGTATTGATAATAATACTCTGGTGGGAATTGATAGCCGGAACGCATATCTTTTGACGGATTTACTTAGTGACATCGACCAGATTGAACTGGGCAACTTTCCGAAACCCAATGAAGATAAGCTGTTTATTAAAGGACGTCTGCGTTTGGGCTTCGTAATTCCATTTGAAGACGAGGCAGTAATCTGGTCAGACTCCGTTAAAACGGCGCAGAGTGGTACGCCTGCTGATGGCGGTTTACAGGTATTTCCTAATTCGATAGTATTCCGTGCTGCTGGCGAATCTAAGAAGTTTAATATTATGACGGCGGTAGGCGTTAGCCCGGAAGTCAGCGGTCAATCTGAGGGCTTTAAAGTGACTAAAGGGGAGGCCACTACAGTGAACGGCATGAGTGTTACGCCGGTTACTGTTGTTGCCACGGAGAATACCGGAAACAGAGATACTCGGATTGGGCAGGTTATAGTATCCTTACCGGATAGTGACCGTACTACTACGGTTGTGTTTAGTCAGCGTACTTCTGATATAGAAGAAGTCACGGCCTAATCTTTCTCCCCGGGTGATATGCAGGTGACGCCCGGGGGGATTATTAATTCATTTGCTTAACTTATTAGATATAAATTATGAGTGGTTGTAAATTAGCCCAAAATTTGGGTTCAAAAACATGCCAATACGCCGTAGCAGGTGCCCGAGCTTTGTATCTTGCCAATTATCACGGTGCGACAGTGGGAGCGGATGCCGTAGAAAATGCTATTGCCTACCAGACCGACAAAGATGGGTACATAGATAAAATAACTTTGCCGACAGGAGAGAAATTTTACAGGGTAGATAGTTCAGAGAACACTATATCGTATAGTGACACGCTGTTAGTCGGTGGTAATGGTAGTAAGTACCGCCAACACACTGTTAACGCGGTACTGAATCAGTTAGATATAGATGTACTCAATCAAGGCGATGCGCTTAGTTTAGGCCGGTTTGTGGCAGTAGTGGTAGATAATGCGGGACGTGTTCGCCTACTAGGCCGAACGAGCGGTTTATCCGCTCCTGCTGGTGGCTTCGATTATAATAGTGGCGCGGCTGAGGCAGATGCTACGGGATGGACCGTTATACTGCAAGGTACTTCTATGGAGATAGCTCCTTTGCTGAAAGATGAATCCGTAGTAACGGTAGCACCGACGGAAACCGTTGTAGCGTAAATGTAGTAGGACGTGAGTAGTGTTAAGGACATAAAGCCCCCTACTGCGTATAGACCGGATGGCGTAGTAGAATTATACGTGTTGGAATACGTGGGTTTCGGGGGCTTTAAGTTTGTGAATGATGGTTTATGCGATACGTGCCTAGTTACGGGGGTGCAGTATACGGGCGATCTGATCAGAATAGATACCCCGGATGGAGCTAAGTACAGTTCCTCTTTACAAAGCAGTATATATGCCCATAAAGTCGAAGCTTTTATAGGCGATATTTCTGCGGATATGTCTTCCGTATTGCACACGCTAACTAAACGCCGCGTGTTACCTGTGTTTAAAACAACAACCGGGAGGTATTTATGCTTTGGATATGATGCGGGCGCTTCGGTGTCTTACGGAAACCAAACAAATGATGGACTAGGCTCAACAATCGTAATCACAGCCAAGTCTATACATCCCGTTTTTGAAGTTGAGGGGCAAGTTCTAAAAGAACTTAGGATACACAGTCAGGTAATGCCCGCACAGAGATAA